GTATCAGATGCAAAATTTATTCCTGTATTACTATCTGTTCCCTGTAATGCTGGTGCGGAAGCTGATCCATCAACTCCAGAAATACCAGTAGTGCCGTTAATATTTAAAGCCATAATTAAAGAATAACAAGGATTGCACCAGATGGCACAGTAATAGTAACACCTGAGTTAATTGTAGGACTTACTGTATGTGCGTTCTTTCCAGAAGATAAAGTGTAAGAAGTTGTAGCAGCTTGATCTGATTCAAAAAATACTTCGTCAGTTCCTCCTCCTGTAGCTCCAGCACCTCCACCGATAGCACCCCAAGCACCATTATTGTACCCTTCAAATTGGTTTAAGGTGCTGTTATGTCTAAACATACCAACCGCAGGGCTACCATCACGTTGTGCAGTTGTACCAGATGGAATAGTTAAGCTAGATGTATAGTTATGTATTACTTTTCCTGTGTATGTTGCACCTGCTAATGGTGCTAATCCTAAGTTTGCCTGTGTTACATTTCCTATTGTTATATAGCCATTATTAGCTGCATTTCTAATTTTTAATAGGCTAGATGTTGTATTAACAGATAATTGAAAAGCTACATTTGCACTAGGGTCACTACTGCCACTATTTAAAGTCTGTATTGCACCTAAAACACTATTAAGATCACTTCTTACATTTGCACCTGTATCATTAGCTATCGTATAGTCTGTTACCTGTGACATAACTAAATTACTTTACTTTGATTTTAAGCACCTTTACCAAATCCTACCGCAGAATAGTTAAAATTTCTACTAATACTTGCATTTGATGAGTTTTTGAAATGGACAGTAAAACCTGTACCAGATACNCTANTNACTTCAAAATAATCACCACTAGCCATATTCTGTGCAGTAATACCAATAGAAGGTAGGCTACTGTTCACACCATTTAATGCAGAAGTGCCTGTAAAAAATGCCTTATCAAATGTAATAGCTTTTGCACCTGCACCACTACTTATTGCTGTNGCACTTTGTTCTGTNCTTCTTTGAAATGTTGCTGTATAACCTAATTGACTTACCTTAATATCCTGTGCAGGGTCACTACTTGTTAATTTAGCTCTAAATTGTAAACCTCTTGCTTTATATGTACCGTTAGCAAAAGTTTGATAAGCACTATAGGTAGGTGAACCAGATGGATCTGTTTGTGTTGTCCTTACAAGTAGTTCTGCATTAACTTTAGTAGCTTCTGTACCATCAAAGTCTGTATAGTCATCTATTAAACCTCTTGCATCTAATAAATTACTAGGTAAAAAACCTTCTGTAAGAAAGTGCCTTTGCAGGTCTACAGAAAATACACCACCTAAATCTAATGTAGTTGCAAAATCATATGTACCTAATGGTACTATTCCACCAAAATCATCTAATGAAGATACTAGATCAAAGTCTGTAATATCATCAAAATTACCGCTACCTACTAGATTAAGACTATTTGTAATTGCATCAACATCCACATTAGTTTTTGTACCTTGAAATTTAGGACTGTCTGTATCTTCTCTTCTGGTCTGTACTAATAAAGATCCCTGTGTATCTGGTAAATCTAAAATTATAGAAGTAGAACTAGCACTTAAATTACCAGAATCATCAGCAAACCTAAGTAAGTATTCACCTTCTAATCTAGGTACAATAGCTTCTGTTGTATTACCAGCTAATGCTTTTATAAGGTCTACTGAATTAGAAAATGTACCGCTACCATCTGTTTTTGTAGAATGCCTTACATAAACCCTACCACCATGTATAACATCTACATCTGTTGATAAATCCCACCTTAATCTAATTACCTTATTTGTTAAAGGTTCTGCTGTAAGGTTTTGTACATTTGCAGGTATAGCAGTTTTACCAACAGCATTAAATGTTAAATCAGTAGATGTTGCACTAATTTCTAACGCTGCATTATATGCAAATACCTGTATCTCATATACACCTTTTTCTGTATTAAATATCTCATAATCAGGTCTACTTACTGTTTCTGATGTGTAGTTACCATTATTAAACCTATAGTTAACCTGATACTGTGTAACACCTGTTATTGGTTGCCAGCTAATAATCAATTTAGCTACTGCCTGATTGTTTATAACTACAATTTTTTCATCTACCAATAGGTTATTTGGTGGATTTACAGGTTGATTCAGTATAGATACTGTTCTAGTAGGTAATGCAGTACCATCTTCTATAAAGGCATATTTTTCTGGTACATAAGATAATGCACTAATGTTGTAGTTTACTGAGTCCTGTTCTTCTACTGATATAACTCTAAATTTTTGTGCAACTACTGTTGTATCTTGTATTAACCAAATTGTATTAACATTAGGTGTTGTACTAAATGCACTATCTACAGAAACAACAGCACCAGATATTCCTGTTATATTCTTTGTCTCTACTGTGCCATCAGGCATTATTACGCTGATTGTAGGGCTGTTTGTAGTTGGCAAATCAGTATTAGCAGTATCATCTACAGTTATTGTTGTTGTTGTTGCTGCATTTACCCTTCCACCTCTACGTACACCAGCCCTTACAGGGTCATTTATTTCTATTACTGCACCTGGTCTTAGTATTACACCGCTATCTATAGAAGTTGTAAATGTAATTACTTCACTTTCATTTTGTTCTGCAAATAAAATTGCTCTACCTAACCTTGCAGCCTGACCTCTTGAAGTACACGCAAATGCAGATACTTGTTTTATGTTAACTCCTAATTTATTAACAGCAGTAGTATCTTCTACAACTTCAAAATCTATTTCCTGTGTATCCATGTTGAAGTAAGAAACACTTACTACGCTGTGTCTTTGTTTTAAATCACTACCTGTATAACTAAAACCTTCTTCTGATACATTTGACAAGTTAAATAAATAACTGGCATCTGTTGGTTTATCCTGTGTAATTATCATTGACCCTGCTGACCATATAGGCATACAACGCATTACACCAGATAACTCATTTATTAAGTCAAATGCTTCTGCTGCACTTTGTATATTTACATTGCAAGAAAATCTAGCCTCCTGACCACCTAAACCATTATCTACAAGAGTATTTGCAAATTTAGATGCAGTAACGAAAGAAAATAAATCTAATGAAGCATCTGTTATATGATTACCTAACCCATACCTAGTATCTGTTAAAAGGTCTAGTAGTACCATTGCAGGGCATGAACACCAAACAGCAGCACCCATAACACCATTAAATATATAGCCAGTTGGATAAATTATTCTGCCTGTCTGTAAATCTACAGTTGGTGTACCTGAGCTATTTGCACCTGCTCCTGGTATTCTTACTTTTATTCCACGTATCCTATATTTTCTTCTTGGTATAGAACTAAACTGTTGAGAATCTAAACGTAAAGATAGATAGGCACTATCTGGATAAGTTTGCTTATCGTCTATTATTTCTGCAAAACTTGTCCATTGAAAAGCGTCTATTAATGATGTAGATGTACTGTCAGCAGTTACCCTATTAACCCTTATATCAACAGGAAAATTACCTGTAATATTTACCCTATAATCTTTCTGATATGCGTCAGCAGTTCTACCTGTAATTGTATCTTCAATAACTGTAGTAAAGCCACCACTATTATATTGAAGTGCTATAGATAGTTGTACACTAGAACCTAATAAATCTCCTTGTGCCGTAGCCTCTTGTAACTGTGGAAATGTAATTGCAACTTTAACTGCATCAACATCTGTATTAGTAATACTTCTTGTAACAGGTGATGCTTTAGTTACGACAACACCTACATCAGTTGTAGATTCTGAACTTTCTATACCAGGTATATGTGTTTGATTGTTTGTACCAAAACGAGGTGTAAAGCCAACATCTTGAAAATTAAAATCTGTAGTATTAGGACTAGAAGAAGATGCAGTAGATTTTAAAACAGCAGTATCATTTAAAAATACATCTTTAAGTCCAGCATTATTATATGCAGTTGTTCCTTTTGTAAGACCTTCTTTTGATGCAGTAGCAAAACCTTCTATCTCACCTTCTGATACAAGATCAAGAAAAGATGCAAACTGTTTACTATGTAAAGTATCAGGTGTTCTTGTAGGCTGTGGTGGTTGTGGTGGTGATGGGTTTCCACCTGCACCTTTTATAATTTTTGGTTTTGTCATGCTCTCACCTGTTCAGTATCAATACCTGCACTTATTACAACACTACCTGTAAATATTTCACCATAAACTATAGGATGTGTTGTACCTGCCCTGCTTGATTGCTGTATACCACTAAAACCAAAAGATATTCTAGGATCAGATGAATTACTAACTTCTTTAGGTTTTGGTACAGGAAATAACATATCACTAACACCACTTAAAACCATACCTGCACCTATTAAACTAACTGCTGTACCTACTTTTGTTAAAATTCCACCTGCAACAGCAGCTTTACCAAAAAAACTTGTTCTCCCAAATGCACCAGCACCAGGAAACAAAAATGATGCCCCAATTAATGCAGCACCAGTAAGTATTCTGCCAAAACTACCACCTGCACCACTTATAACAGGTACAAAACTTATATCCTGTTGTCCTATAGGATGTTGTATTTCTGTCTCATCTATCGCATATTCATTTACAAGTACCTTATATTGTCTGTTAGCCATGTAAGCTTCTGCATCAGGAAAATTATTTATTAAAAAACTAACAGCCTGTGCTACAGAATGTACTTTTACTTCAAACTGTTTATGGCCTATAAAATTAGCTAAATCACCATATAATTTAAGTTTAGTTAGCATACCTGTACCTCTTTCCTGTACATTTTAACAACCATTGATTATAAGGTTCTCTTGTACTTAGTCTATCTGCTAAATGGTGCAATACATCACCATCTATAAAAACAGCTACATGATTTAAACCATTAGCCATTATTGACATAAACAATAAATCACCATTTTGTAATTTATCTTCTGTTTCTAGCTCTATAAACCCTGTATCTGCTGCACATCTTTCAAACATAGGGTCTTTTATAAATTCTTCTGGTGTTGTAGGTCTTTGCCAATCTCTAAGTTCTATACCTTTATTTTCTTTATACCAATCTCTAACTAATGCCCAACAATCATTAACACCCCATACCCATTGCCNNCCTATTAAAGGTGCTTTATATCCTGTTGGTTCACAGTAACCCCATTTCTCTGTTTTTGGGTTNACTATATGCCATTTTAATTTACTTTGTTCACACGCTACCCTATCTGCATTACTAGGTGATGGTGGNGTAACAGGGTGACTATGTACAACTGCTGTTATTACCCCTAAATTNTCACAGGCTACNTAATCTTCTGGATCTAAAATAAAACATTGATGTCCTGTTAATGATAAATTTCTACATGGGAAATATTTTTCTTTACCTTTTATATTTACTAACAATCCACAACTTTCTTTAGGATCTTCTATTTTTGCATGGGCTAATGCCTCTTCTTTCCAAGTCATCCAATAAATGTACCAATACTAGGAAATAAAGCTCTTGTACATTGTCTACCAATTCTTACACCTGCTAAATCAAAAGATGCAGCTAGTTCAAAGGTAACAACATTTCTGTTTTCTGCTGATTTTCTTGCAATAGTATATGTTATTTCCTCTTTGGCAGAAGGATCTGGTGTACCTAATGGATTTGTACCACCACTAAAATTAACAGCATCAATATATTTAGCAGTTGTTCTTATACGTTTTACAGTTGCACCTGTTAAATCATTACCTGTAGTAACTGTATTTACGTTTAATAATATTGCTGTGATTGTGCCTAATGCATTACTGATACTAATTGTAGGTCTAGGTATCTGTCCACGTTGATATGCAAAACCACTTGCCTCTACAGGAAATCGTAAATATGAATTTCCAGCAAAAACTAATTCACCATTTAAATTTAAATTACTACCTGCATGGAATCTATAGGTTTGCGTAGAACCATGTAATGTAGCGTCAGTTGTTAATTCAAATAATTCAATTACAGCAGATGGATTAAGACTTTGTAAGTCTGTAATAATAGGTGCTGTACTCATGGTTCAAACACCTCTCTAAAAGTAGCTGTGATAGTAGCCCTATTAGGTAAATCTATTTTCTTAGACCATGAATCACATACAAATTTATAAGATGTGCTTTCACCTGGTGGTGTGTAATCAAAGCTAGCCCTATCTGCTGCCCTGTCATCTAAAAATGTTTCTATAGTGTCACTATCTGATTCACTTAAATAATTCCATCCAAGACTATACACCTTACCATTTTGATGTTCACTTAGTCCTAACTGTATTCTGTGTTCATATCCATCAGCAAATCTTATTACCCTAGTATTAGGTGCTGATCTTTTTGTAACGCCATAACTAGCTTCTATAGATGGGAATGTTGCCATTATGCTAATAATCCTCCTGGTCTTTTTTGCTTAATTAATTCTGATTGTATTGCAGCAGCAATAGCCCTTCCAAATTCTCTACCACCTTGTTCATTACCTTCTACAGAACTACCAGAAGCATCTACATTAACAACAATATTACCAACACCACCGCCTGTTGATTGTACGCCTAATTTACCATTACTACCTCTGCGTAAAGGTAATATAGCCTCTGCACCTGCCTCACCCATAAGACCAATACCATTAGCCATAGGAAATATAGTAGGCTTAGTAACAACACCTCCATAAGCATATTTTTGTACCTTTCCATCAACAAAAGCATTACCATCTGCATTACCAAATAAATCACTTATAAAATTAGTAAAAGGTCTTGTAATTGTTTGCTGTATCGCAATCCGTACCATATCTGAAATTATTGAATTAGCTAAGTTTCTAAAATTTATAGTTCCCTTCATAACAAAATCTACTAAAGCATTCTCCATACCTTTGATACCCTTAACAACAACATCACCCATAGCATCACCAATACCTTTAATACTATTCTTAAATGCAGCAAGTTTTGCAATCATAGCTTCACCAAAGGTTCTATTAAGCATATTTCCTGTTCTTTGTCCGTAATCTTCACCTGCTTCTGCTGTACCTGTAT